TTAAATTTGAATAGCCTCATTCCAAAAATTAAATATTTGCTTTTCATCCAGATGCAAAACATCAGTTAAGAATGTCCACCAATTATCATTACCTAACGAAAAGGTTTGTGTTTCCAAAATGTAATTGCGAATCTTGATTAATTCTACACCAGACAATGCATTTTCAGCTGCTTCAACCAGAGCTTCCTTATTTTTACCCAAGCTGATTTCCAGCTGAGAGAACATCTGCATGCGAGATAAAGTACCAACTGTATTACGTTTATTCTGCAAACGTAACTGTGCAGCATCAGCTTTTTCTACCCAGCTATTGGCCTTCTCTGACCACTGATGATAAATATCGGGATAAGGCGTGGTGGTAACAATTGCGGGCAATACGCCCGGTTCATCAATTGCGATCACTTCGCCGGTTTCCTTGCTATACACCGTTTCGCCCCGATGATCTTCGATATATTGCCAATTATCGCCTGTCCTCTGTGCAATAAAGCCTTTTTTAAAAGTCGGTTCCTCAGCCTGAATACATAATCTGGGAATCAAATAATGGCCGTTATTTTCCAGAGGATCTAAATCTGCTGTAGTTATGCCAACAAAGTAGTTTTTTTCGTCTAGTTGGCATACAGGGATAGTGGGAGCGTAGTCTTTCATTTTTAATCCTTAAATTTTAATACAGGCTAAAAGGGCGATATTGTGAGGGCGCGTTTCATTGGCAGTTCGTGCAACATTATTAATTCCAGGACCTAATACACCAAAGCCCACAGACCATCCTGATGGGTAATCTAAAGGATGTCCCAAGCCAATTTCACTTATTTCCTTAAATCTGAATCCCCCTTCCAATGGTTCATATCCATATCTTATTGTTGCACGTTGGTATGTAAATCCCGCTGTCCAGTTCTGTACTGCATCTGGCTGAACGCTTGAGAAAATTCGTTTTGAATCTAATCCACGCCCATCATCCCAACCACGTAAAAACTCTCCACGCAAATCTGGTAAATTAAATGTGGTTTTCCCGTCTCCCACACCAAATCTGGTGCCAATGGCTGCAAATAGATTAGCGTATAATGTACGGGATACGACAGCACCATTGGCTTTTAACCAGCCTACGGGTGCTGCATCCATGGCAAAATACATGACTGCGCCTGCAGGCGTGGCATTAATATCTTGCGTACCATCAAAAGGCACGCCATTAATTTTCCGAGGGTTATATAATCTAAAAGCTGATCCTGCATTACCAAAAGTATGCTGATTACCTTTAATATTCACCCCCGGTAAATCAATATCTTTAGTTCCATCAAACACCACGCCACCAATTTTGCATGGCTTGAATAACTTAGACGCAGTGGCCGCATTGCCTGATGTATTCTGATTACCAGGCTTGTTCACTCCGGGTAAATCAATATCTATTGATCCATCAAATGCTACACCACCTACTTTTCTGGCAGCGCTTAGTCTGTCAGCAGTGTTCGCTCTTTTAGCCAGCTCCGCATTTGCAGCCGTAGCTGATTTATCCAGTTTATTGTCTTTTAACCATTTGGTTCGGTTGGCCAGCTGGCGAGTGGGTACATTATCGATACCATTTTCACCCCCCAATACCGGATCGGATGTTTCCCATTGATAAATGCCCTCTTCCCAGAACGAAGATTCTTTTAAATTTGCCATTAAATCATTCCTTTGTTAAACAAAGTTTCTTTTAAATCTGCCATTAAGCAGTTCCTTTAGTAAATGATTCATCACACTCCACCACTTCATTGTGCTGCAATAGCACCTAGCTGGATTTGATGATATGCTTTAACTATCAACAACAAAGAAAGATAGTAAAATATGAAACAAGTTCTATTTATTTTATGTTGCTGTATGTCTTTATCTGCTTGTGGAAGCAGTACAATTGGTCTTCCACAGAACTGTCAGGATGTTTTTAAGCGCTGGGATGAATTAATTGTTAAGCTTGAAGCTAACAGTAATATCCCCTCTTCCTATGTGCAGCAGGAAAAAGAGGAACGCTCACGTATGCTGAAGTTAGCTCGAAAAATTGAAACCCAAAAACAAGCAGGAATATGCGAGTTTGCCAGACGTGCTGTTGATGAAAAATTGCAGGCATTAGCTTCGGGTCCTAATGGTCTTAACGAGCATATTAAAAAAATGGAAATAATGTATAACCGTAAATATGAATAGATTTAAAAGCACTTAATACAATCTGTATTGAGTGCTTAAATTTGTTACATAAATCCTGCTGCTTCATAAAGCGCAATTTGTACAGGAGACTTATAACCTAAGGCTGCACTGTTAACTACAGCACTGTACTGTCTATTGCCACGCAGAACGCCAATCCAGTCTGAGGCATGTGCATCAGCCGTATCTAATGCGACTTTTATAAGCTCAGCCCATGAACTATAAATTTTACTATAAAAAATCTCAAAAACTGCATGAACACCGATCATAGCTGTAGAACCATCTCGGATTTTGGTGAGCACCTCATCCATCAGGCGAATTACATTATCGCTTATATTCTCGATACTGTTACACTGCATCGAACCACTCCACAGCGTATTAATTATCTTGACATATCCGGATTTCAATTGATTATTAATCATAATTTAACTCCTTTTCATTAGCTTGTAGAATTGAGCGAAAAAACATTGTTTTCAAAAAAGAATTTAACGTACAGAATATGTGTGTACTATTGTTTTTTAAGCAATCTACCAAAGTAGAAGTCATTGCAAAACACTGTACTGCTTTCCCATTGATAAACGCCTTTGCCACAGAACAATGTTTCTTTTAAACTTGCCATTAAGCAGTTCCTTTGTTAAACGAGCCATCGCGCTGTGCCAGTCCATTGTGTTGCAGCGGTACGGCGGTATAGTCCAGACTAGCCAGCACGCAACGCGCCGGCGCAAAAGCAGCCAGTGTCTGCCGCAATAAAGCAGCCTGTTGATTAGTAATCGGCTTATTCAACAAAATACGGTAGTGCGCCCAGTAAGCATTATGTCCATGTACATATAAACCGGAGCGCTGAATATTGCCGTTGTGCTGTTGATGATTAAGCCCCTCAATAATGGTGATTTCACCAAAACCGAGACGGCGAACAATTTCTCTGAGTGACCAAGGCGTGCCCTTGCTGCGATGCAGTTCGTATGCCCCTTTTATCAGTTTGCGTTTGGCCTGATCGCTTTCTGCCAACCAATAACCATTTACACCAAGAATACAGTGGCTTTCAGCCAGCAGCTCAAGATGATCTGCTAGCACTAAATTTACCAGCCGTGGCATAAGCTGTGGCGTACAGATCAGTTCCAGACGCAAGCCCAGAGCAGCCAATGCCTGCATGCGCTGGTCACGCTCAATTACTGCGGCATAAGTCAGCTTAGCCATCCACAGCCTCCTCTGCTATGGTGAGGTCTAGATTAGTGCAGTGCGCCCATGTATCGGCTGCAATCGTAGTCAGTTCAAGTGCTGGCGTCGACACGTTATAGACACCATCTACCTTCAATAAAGACTGAATTACCAGTGGTACTACATCTACTCCTAACCGCTGCTCCCAACTGCTTTGATATTGCTGCCATGCAGCTTTAGCCGCAGCTAGTATCGCCTGAGCATCAGCACCAACAAACAAAGTTAATGTTGCCGCAACCTGATAATTGAAAATTTTTGGTGCACGTACAACTACCTGATCACATAACGGGCGTACACGCTCATTTGATAGGGCTGTCTGTACCTGATGAATCAGCTCCATTGAAGGCAGCCCGGTTTTAGTAAGTATGGTTACTGCCACTACACCACCCAAGGGCTTACCCTCTTTATCCATATCGTTAGTCACATAAACATCAATAATGTCCTGACTGACTTGACGGGTAAAATACTCATAAGCACCAACCGGACCGGCCACTGAAAACGATTCTGGTGCCAGCAGAATGCGTACCCGATAAGCATCATCACTTTCAACATCCACACCACCACTTGCAGTGGTGATATTGCTAACTTTGACCTCAGCAATATCAGATAGATGGTCTGCTAAAGTATTAATCTGCCCAGCTGACCAGCCATTACCCACCACCCCGGTTGACTGACAGACAGCAACCAGCTCAATGCTGCTATTGGTAGCAGTAAGCAAACCTGCTTCAACAGTGGCAAATATCAGTGAATCAACAGTGACTCTGGTTCCTCTAGGAATTACCACCTGTTCTTTGCCGGCCAGTTTGGCCTGAAAACGCAACGTTGTTTGTGCCGGCTGTGCCTGCAAACGCGGGGTATGAACATCATCTCCGCATAAATCCAGCATCAGCCCAGTAGCAAAGCGCACATGCTGCTGCCGGTAAGCTTCATTGACCTGCTGCCGGGTGAGTGCCTCACGATAGGCATAGGTATTAATCAGCAAACGCTCAATATGCGCCGGCTGTAATACCTTGCCTGTACGATTTTGATAATCTGTTATCGTATCGGCCAGAATGGTTGCCAGATCATCTTCAACTATTTTTACATCCGCCCGCGCGAGCTTAGTTAAATCTGTCATTTACGTACCAATCCAATATCTGTTTGATAAATTTCACCAGCTACCTCCTCAGCTATACGCCAGTAGACTGTTATCGTTAAATTAGGTGCCTGACCCGCAAAGCCAACTCTTTCCACTACTACACGTTTTTCCCAGGTTTGAATGGCCAGAATCACCTCTCGCGTCACCCCGGGAATAAATACATCTTCGGGCATATCCAGATAATCCAAATGGCTGGAACCAAAAGTCGGGCGCGTTACATCGCTTCCCTTACGTGTCATCAGAATATTCAAAATACATTGATTTATATCATCAATGCCAGTCACAATATCGCAGCCACATTCCAGTGGTGCTAACTGCCAGTGGCGAGTGCGCGGTGTAATTGTCATAACGCTTTTCCAGTAATAAAAAATCCCTGCCATCAATAACAGGGATAAAAATAGGTTTGAATAAGTTGTTAGCAGAACATCAGTCTGGTGTACCAGTATGACCACCCGAAGTCAGGTCAGGATGAGTATGACTCTTAAGACTTTTACCATCTGCCACCACATCGCCACCTTTAACCTTAATCGTGCCAGCAATCGATGCGGCAGCACTGCCTCCGCCAGAACCAGCCATACCACCTTGATAGGTTAACTTTCCCTGTACCAATAAACTGCCTGTAGCTGTAGTTGATGGAGCGTCCAGCGTAATATCACTGGCTTTAACCAATACCGTATCTGCTTCAACCACCACGGTACCGCTGGTCTGAACACAAACCTCGCCACTTTTACGATCATGGCTGATTACCGTACCATTACTAAACTGTTTCACCCACATATCATTGCTTTGTGCCGGTGCGGTATCATTCTGATTATACAAAGCACCCAGTACCACTCCACTCTCACCGCGAGCATCCAGAATACACGCTACCAGTTCACCCACATCTGGCAAAGAATAAAAACAGTTTCCGCCAGCGGCAGCTGTAAGCATCGGCAGCCAGTCTGTATGCATATTCTCCAGTGCCGGAATATTCACTTTAAGCATATGCCTGCCGGCATCAATGGCTTCCACAAGACCAAACTGTAAGGTTGCCCCAAATTCATACAGTTTCTGCATGTTTTTCCCCCGTATCTGCATCATCAGCAATATATTCAATCATATTAATTTCCAGAGACGTGGTATAACCAGAACTACGGCTTAAATTGTGGCTTGCCTGCTTAATCTGATAATTTCCCGACATTTTGCCATAACCGCTCAAGCGGATAATCTGGCCAGCCACCAGCTTCACATTACCAAACAACTCCAGACTACCCGTTACCTGACACTGGCGCGCATCAGTAAGTGCAGCATCTGCACGTGCAGTGAGCTGCTGTTTTGATTCCCCTTTATTGGCCACAATTTTCAACATATCACCACTTGCGCTCAGCTTACTTTGTGGCCGCAATGGCTGCCCCTTTCGCTTGACCGTACGTACCTGTTTGGCTTTAGTATCATAACCACAAGCCATTACCTCGTCTGGAACACCTTTAAGCTGATCACGAAAACTTGCAGACTCCACTTCTTCTGGCAGCAATACCAGTACAGGTTCCTGTGCCGTTAATTCCGTATTGGCAATAAAGGCTAAAGTCTGGTCAACAATCTTAAAAGTATAGCCAAACTGCTTTGCCAACCGTGCCAGAAATTCCACATCACTTTCCTGATACTGAGTAATACGTTCAATCTCCAGATTGGCAATCGAATTTTTCAGCACCAGCTGCAATCTTGCCGCCACCTGCTGCACAATTTTTTCCAGAGTTGTTTTCTCATATGCTCTTGGCTGTAAAGTGCGGCTGGCACGGGTAATTCCCGTGGAAAGGGCTTTCAAAGTGATCACATTAGGTTTGAACGCATAATCAATATCAGCAATCTCAAAATTGCCCAGATTTACCATACCAGTAAACTGATCTCCCAGCGTAAACGACAGCATATCGCCCTGATCCGGATACCAGCTACGTAGCCATCTGCCATCAGTATCCTCAATCGATACCGACAGTTCATCCGACTGCTCGCCCAGATAATCCGTATAATTAATACTGAGCAAATAAGGCTTGATGGTCAGAGTAATATCTTTCTTTTCATAACCTATAGTGAAATCCGGCATCGTAACTGGATGAGTTCGCCCCAAACTGGACACTCCTGTCAGTAGGCTCAACGCATCCATGGTGGCATATCCTCCTGCGCTGTATGCGTATCCGATTGTATGACGGGGATCAGTACCGTCAGATTGGCAGCAAACTGTTCAGCCAATGGTAAATGCGGATTAGCAGCAATCAGCCGGTCAAGCATCGTGGCGTCACCATAATATTTCTGTGCAATCAAATCCCAGCGATCCCCTTCACAGGTCCTGTATTGCAAAACTGAATCAACCATAATCAGGCCTCATCCTTTCTGGCAGCCAGCCATGCCGTTAATGACTGAACACCGGTAGTTGCATTGCTGAGACTGTCCTCTACCATGGATAACAGTTTTTCACTATTATCCAGCCAGTCTCCCCACTCACCACTGTCATAACCACTTTGTATCAAATTCACACATTCTGTCAGCTGATGCGCAGCCTGACCGGTATATGACAGAAAATCTGACGCACCGGACAGATCACCAAACCATGCACCAACCTCGGGCAAAGTATTCAGCTTACTTAGCGTTTGTCCGCCAACAGACAGCGCATCGGCAATCATACCCAACCAGCCAGAAGTATCATGTTGCACAGTACGCGCACGCGTGATCAGGTTCTGAATCTCAGTAACATTTTCTTCTACGGCATGATAAATACGTACCCCTGTCTGTACCGCCGCCGCAACCTTGTTAACAGCCCCTTTAATCGAATCCGGCATAAAAGAAAGCAGCGGATTCTGACCCTTTATGATGCCCGGCGTTGGTAACGGATTATTCGGATCACCTACAAACTCAAGCAGCTCAACACTGATTTCACGCGCGGCAGTACGTCCCTGTGCATCCTGAATCAAAGTAGTACTACTCAACTGCTGAATCACAAACCAGCCAACAAAACGACCCGAGCCAAACACCAGCGCCAGAGCCTGCTGTGCTTCCTTGGCCTGAATCAATGCAGTATAGGCACTATCCGGATTACTCAGCTTCCAGTGCAGCAACATACCAAAACGGATGGTGGTCAAATCATTGCCGGTAGCCTGTAGGCGCGGACGACCGGCCAATACATCATGTTTAGCAAAAACAGCACCATGCGTTTCTTCATAACTGTTGAAACTATCCAACACTTCAAAGCGAATATCTCCTAGCATTGCATACATCAGTAACTCCTTAACTCTTTTGCCTGCATCATGCGCCGGTACATCTGTTCAAATTCGCGCTGACTCAATGCCAAAGCCTGCTGAATCACCGAACGGTCTGCGTTGCCGTTAACCTGAATAGTCGGATTAAAATTAATGGTTACTGCACTGGAATCATGTCCTGCCGGATAGCGATTCTGGGCAAATTCTGCTGCATTTAGCTGCATTTTTTCATTAAGCTGAGCAGTCAACGTACCAGAACGACTTTTGAATTTCTGCTGTAAGCGCTCAGCAACCAGACCGATCGCTGTAACCGGTTTATCTGCCCCGAGATCAAGCCCCAGATGCATACCTTCCATCAGCGAACCACCTATGCTTTTAAATACACGGCTAGGTGAATTAATCCCTAATACAGATTTAGCCTTATTAATAATCTTACTGGCGAACTCACCGACAGCATTAACAGCCCTACTGATACCTTCAGTAAAACTTTTAACCAGACCATCAATAATATTGCGTCCAAACTCACTGAATTTTGCCGGTAAATCCTTAAAGAATTTCATTCCTGCTTCAAATTTGGCTTTAACACTATCCCATAAACCAATAAAAAAGCTTTTAATTGGTTTCCAGTACTTATAAATCAGAAAAGCAGCTGCACCAATTGCCAGTGCGACTAAACCTATAGGCGTCATTAAAAAAGCCCGCCCTACGGCTATAATTCCCTGACGCAGCAGATTCAGCACAATACGGCCTTTACCCAATGCACTGAAACCCCTGCCCAGACTGGAAAAAACCCTAAACAAAGGTTTTACTACCTTGGTAATCAGGCCAAATGACTGCACAATTTTCTTAATTGGCGCAATGGCAGTACGCCCTATAGTGGAAAATGCCTTTTGCAATAAACCCAGTGCAGAGCGCCCCTTATTGAACACCTTAAAATTCTTGCCCACACCAGCCAGCCTGCTGCCAAAAGACAACAGCTTCTGGCGCAATGAACCGGCAGATTTTCCCACAGAGGTAACAGCAGAACGTAAACGCTGAAATACCGAACCACCCTGCTTCAGGTCACGCGCAAGCTGAAAACGGGCAAAAATAGTACGCAATAGCGCCAGCGGACCAGTAACCATGGTAATAGCATAACGAACCAACAGCAGCGTCATCCGTAGCCCCGTCAAACCTACACCGAAAGCCACCACAGATTTAATCAGCGTGGGATGCTTCTGAATAAAAGGCAATACCGTATTGAGCAGCACATCTTTGGCTACCTGAGCAAAAGTATTAATATCAGGTGCCAGCGTGGCACCAAAAGCATTGCCTACCTCAATCACTGCATCGTGTAAATTATCCATACTGACAGCAAGTGTATTAACCTGAAGCTGAGCTCGCTGATCCAGCGAAGGCTGATTACCCATTCGGGTTTGCATAGTGACAAAACCGGCACCTCCTCCCTGAGCTGCGGCAGTGGCAATCTGTCCACCTTGCTTACCGAATACCGCATCCATCATATTCAATGCAGCACGGTCACCATATTTAGCCTTAACTTTATTAAAATTCGCTTCCAGCTCACCGACAACCACATGCATATCTTTAAGTGAGCCGTCTTTATCAAATAAATTAAACACCACACCAGATTTTTGCATCATTTGGCGCATTTCAATACTCATTGCAGCAGTAGCCTGCTGCATGGCTTTTGGCCCCTGTGCCAGCCTGTCCAGAAATTCCCCCATACCGTCAGCCGCCGCAGACTTACCGACACCGCCGTGTATTGCCATCCCCTCCAGAGCATATATTTTCTGCTGATTCTGTAAACCGGTCAGATGCAACCTTTGTAAAGGTGAAGCCATAGCAGCCTGAGATTTTTCAATATCTTCCAGACTCAAACCCACAGAATGCGCAACCTTCTGCACAGCATCCAGACCAGCGGACAATTCCGTATCTTTCAGCTTATAAGTCTGCATCAACCCCTTGGCTACCGAAATATCCTCAATTTTCTTGCCAAATAACACATTAAAACTGGCAATTGTCCTCATCCCCCCTTGCAATACCGCATCATCAGACATATTGGCCAGCTTCATATTAGTAGCAAGGCGAGTATAATCATTTGTATTACCCTGCTGCTCAAGACCCAGTTGCATAGCGTGGGCATTAATCTGATTAAACCTGCCCATGCTGCCATCTTTCTGCATCATAGCCTGTTTCAGCCCAGTTTCCGCCGTTTCCCGTTCCATATGAATTTTCACCGATTTCTCAACCGGCTTCATCCAAGTTTTAAGGGTACTTTTGGTTTTCGCTAATTCCTCACTAATTTTCTTGCGCTGCCCCAGAATTTTGTTATGCCTGTCTACTGCCTCAGATAACCTATTCTGAGCACTAATCACCTTTGCAGTTGCTGCAGACAAATTATCCAGAGATTGAATTTTCATCCGTAAACCCTGTACAGACCGCCCCATCTCCTCAATTTTTCTGGTTGCCACATCAATAGCAGAACCAAAGGCCTTAACAGAACGTTGTACCTCACCAAAATCAGAAACAAATCCACTATCCATAACGGCACCAATGTATTTCATCCAATAACTCAAGAGATACTGGAATTCACCCACTTATTATTTATTATTCATATAAACCATAACCGTTAACCCATCACCAGTTCACAGCGTCTGCTGCAAACCAATACTGAATTAACGGTACTGTCACAACAGGCAGCAACCGCTTACAACTTACTGTATTTAGCCTTAATCTGTCGGTTAGCCTGTTGCTGCCATTGTAAAATTTCATCCAGAGACATCTCATCAATATCTGCCGGAGAAAAACCAAACCACCACGCTAAATCCGCAGCAGCCTGATAAAAACCATCCCAATCAGTGAGCACCCAGACAAAACTGACGCACCAGCGTGTAGTCCTCCCACGACAGCTCATCAAAATCTTCACTTTGCAGGCCTGAAGCCATAGCCAAACAATGAGCTTCCTGCAATACCGCATTATCTGGATACTGCTCAGCAGCACGTTTAAAATCCTTAACCCGTACTCGGCGCAGCGTTAGTTCCGTTACCACACCATTCGGCGTTTGCAGCGGTTCTGCCAGCTTAATAACCTTACCCGTACCTAATTGTTCTTGCAGCTGTTGCGCTTCAGTTTGTGCCATATCTATTCCTTGAATCATCAATAAATGCCGAAATCATTCAGCGTAAAAAAGCATTTCAACCATAAAAAACGCCCACCCTGATCAGCAGAGTGAGCATTTAACAACATCATTACCAATTGAAAATAACTACATACCGATATTTGCGCGCATCTGCGCCAGCATGTCCACACCATTTACCCGATACTGATTAGTAAACGCGTTGTAATACAAAACTTCACGGCCGGAAACCGTCTGATGAATTTCCGTAGCCTGAAAAGTACTGGCAAACTCAGCTTTTTCTTTTGGTTTATAAGTCCCTAAAGGATTCTTGCTGAACGTAGCCATCACCATCACCACCATCGGTACTTCCGCGGCCAGACCAGAGGCATTAAATGCCTGTACATTGGCACGTACCATCAACTGGCAGGCCTTAAACGGGTTATAAACCTTAGTGAACACATCCGGATAAAAACTGTTCCAAGTAATTTCCCCTTCCAGCGCCTCAATACCACTGGGCAGCTTTACCGAACCTACCAGCCCCAAACCCTTAGTTTCTGTCTGCCCAACAGAAATATCCGGTAATTTAAACTGACTGGCACGGCCTAACTGACTATTACCATTAACATAAACATTGGCATTATAAATTGCATTAAATTCTGTCATAACTGATTCCTAAGCGGCAGACTGATTACTAATCAAATTAGCCAGATAAGTACGGGTCATCACACTAGTATTAGTGATACGTTCTGCTGGCAGTTTAGGTGTATAGTCATACTTGATTGGTACCTGCCCTTTACTAAAAGCATCAGCCAAATCATAGTCATAATCCAGACTTACACTAAAACCAACAATACTCTTAAGCGTACCCAAATAAGTACGTACCGTACCCAGCAGACTGTCAATCAACGCATCATCAATAGGCAAATCAATATACTGCAACTGCGCACGTCGAATTGACTCATCAATCAAGTCACCAGTACGCTGAGCGGTTTCAAAATTCTTAATGTGCGTTACTGTCGGAAAACAGGCCAGACGGTTACCCCATAAGCGAAAGCCCGTACCATAGCTGTTAAATACCGTAGTAATCCCCTTCTCATTCAAGCGATTGGTTTCCGCCTGCGGGTCATCAATCCGTGCTGTCAGCGACACTTCCATACCGGTTACGCCCAAAAGCTCACGGTTAGAAATACTGAACCAGTAGCCCTGATTCACATCAGTTTTCATACGCAAACCGGCAGCATGCGTAGCCAGACTTTCCAGCTCGCCGCTGGAACCAGTAACATATGGATAAAATAACTGCGCGCGATCTGAAGAAGTCTGGAAATTAATATTTCCAAGCGAACCACGTCCCTGAATCGCCTGCGTCAGTGTAGTACCTTTCGGCGCCGCAATGTAGGCAATTGCTTCCAGCTTATCAGCCAGCGTTACCATCGCTGCCGCCACAGCCGCATCTGCATCATATTGCGGCACGATCACAATCTTCGCATCCGCACCCAGACGGGTAAAACCTTCAGTAAGCAGTTCCATGCCTTTGCGCTTACCGGTTGCCGCTTCATAGCCACCGATAATATCCGCTACCGTTACCTTACTTGGATCAAGATAAGTATAGGCAATCGACACTTCCGCACGCGGCTGCGCAAAAGTCAACTCACCTGTTTCCTGATTCAGCATGTAATCAGTGCCTTCAGACAAAGTCTGATTACCTGCCTGTACCTTAAAACCAGCCTGTATCGCCGGATGCGCTGTTTTTGCCATCAACGTATCACTGTCGATAACCAGAGCTTCAGAATCAACAACCGTTTTATGTTTGGCCGGATCCAGCACATTGACCACATAGGCCACACCAGACTGATAACGCGTCCAGATATTAGCCGCATCAGGCAAAGTAAAACCAGCTCCCGTTACCGAACCAAACTGACTAAAATCTTTAACTGTCTGACACACCGTCAATTCATTTACTGCACCAGACATACCCGTACCAACAATCGCCGTAATCGCCCCATCTACGGTATAGACCGGACTACTGCCGCCATCAATACGGATTGTTTCAACACCATGCAAATAAGCTGCTGCCATGATGATTTTTACTCCTTCGAAGTTACAGATTGTGAAATAGCTTTGGCCTTAATCTCACCACGAGTTGGTATCGATTTGACCAGATTTTGCTGATTAACCACCGAACGCCGTTCCACCTGAAGCGTCTCAGTGCGAGCGCATAACCAATAGCGCCAAACTCCATCGGCCTCCCCCAGAAAGCGCTCACTCAACAATCGGATTTGCTGACAATGGTCAGGCTGAAAGCCCACCAGAGCCAAGCGTAAAGAATCAAGTAGATCCAGCGCCCCTCCTTCATCGCCCAGAGCACGTGCAAAAACAGTAAAACGCAACTGCAAACGCCGCTCCTGCGTAATCAGGTCAGTAGTACATGGCTTGCTGAATTTACTGCGCTGATAACCAATCAGCACTGCACCCAACGGATGAACAAACTGATAATTCTTAAAATTATTTGGCATCAGCTGCACCGAATAATCCGGCAGAGCCTGCTGAATATGCGCCAGCACATTGTCTAGAACCGAACGGGTTAAACTCATCCTCCACTCCTCATACAATACCGCAAGCACAAAAAAACCCTCACAACCAAATTGTGAGGGCAAAATTTTTAGCGGCTAAAATTAACTACAACTTAAGCCTGTCAGCAAAAATAAATAAAATAATCAAATAAATCAGAATATCAACTCTGACAAACCAAACATAAAACCAATACAGCCAACCCAAATACCAAAATATCAATAAAAAGTAGTCTGGAGTAAATACAAAATATTTAATGTCAAAGGCATTAAATATAACATTCATAAAAAAAGCTGCTTAGGCAGCTTTAAATAATCAATCTGGCGGAGAGGAAGGGATTCGAACCCTCGATACGCTATTCACGTATACACGCTTTCCAGGCGTGCGACTTCAACCACTCATCCACCTCTCCGTGAGAATGGAATTGCGCGCATTATAGCGAGAGCGTAACTTTCTGGCAAGAGCTTCAGCAACAGAGCACTTATAAAATCAGCGATAGCAATCCTGCCGCAATCAGTGGTCCCACCGGCACGCCGCGTAAAAAAGCCACCCCAATAATGGTACCAATCATCAAACCAGTTACAATTGTCGGATTGACCTGCATCAATTGCACCCCACGTCCACCAAGCCAGGCAACAACTGTACCCACCACCACCGCAGCAATAGTTTTCCAGCTAGTTACCAGCGCAGCAATCTGTGCCGGCTGCACCTTGCCCGTAATCAACGGTGCCAGCACACCTATCATCAGCAGCATAATACCCAGTTGCAGCCCATACTTTTCCAGTACCGGCGCATATTTAAGTAACGGCGTTTGCTGTACCAGCAAAATAATCAACGCCGAAATGGTTACTGAAGGATTATTTCCCACAATACCCAAAGCCACAAACAGCAACAGCAACAAAGCATTTGCATTACTTGCCCAGAAAGACATATCTATCCCCTGCTTAAAGATTATTGAAAATAATTATCACATTAGCAACCAGCCATAATTACAGCTGGCCAACATAGATGTGTGAAACAATAAATCATAATCAATGCATGAGCAAATTCAAATCTCTTTATCAGAAAACTGTCCAACTTCATGTGGGTTTAAACGCGCCTCATCTTCCTGCCCCAACCCCACCAGACTGCGCAAACGCGTCATATAAGCATTCACATCCAGTCCCTGTCCATAGCGTTGCGCCTGCCAGATCGTTTCTGCCAGAGCCTCAATCATATCGTGCTCCGCTTTCACCCAGTCACCCGCATACTGCTCACACAAGCTCTGATGAATAGCTGTAATTCCAAACGGCTGATCAATCGCTACCTGTTCCTGTACCGATAAATGCAGCGACAAATGCAAAAAAGGATTCGTTTCCCCCTCTTCCGGCCGCCATGTTCGGTTGAGAAATTGTTCTACATTTTCCAGATAAGGCGCATATTCAGTATGCGCAGCAATAATCCGCAAAGCCTTCTGCTGCAACGCATCCAGCAACTGTGGCTGTTGACGCTTGCGCCACACATCTGCAAAAAAAAGACGTACATCATCGGTATTAACATCGTACATAACAGCATTCATTCCAAATAAAATAATGCAAATTATAAATCAATGCCGCTAACACCGATAACATCCCATCAGCTAAGTCAGATATTATAAAATCAACATGAATCTGCTTTGTCCATAATGACAAATTCATATATCAACAAATTGCCAGAGTAAGATTTAATCATTTGTATATAACTATGCATATACACCAAAAATAAAGTATAATTGGCAAACCATCTGGGGGCGACCTTGGTTTCGACGGGGGTTGCAAAGCAGATGCGTGCATACCGGGGTCTCAGATTCCCGTAAAACACTGAATTTATATAGTCGCAAACGACGAATCTTACGCTTTAGCCGCTTAAGGCTAAACGTTGCAGCGGTTGGCCAATGGGCCGTGTGAGGTAACTCACCGCAACGACATTTACATTGGCTGGTTTAATGTCGTGTTGTCTGACATTAAACAAGATTTATGGCAACTGGTTTACAAACAGCCTGTCTGTCGGCGGTTTGTAAATAAGATTCGAAGTTGGCAAGACTAAGTATGTAGATCGCTCTGTAGAGGACTTTCGGACGGGGGTTCGATTCCCCCCGCCTCCACCAGATATCCAGTCTATTGTTTTAGACACGATATCTAAATTCATTAACCGCTTTACTGCTCTAGCTATTTGGTCTGCGTATATGGCGAAGTAAAAGACACAGTAAACAACTTATCTTTATCTTTTCCAGGACGTAAAAAAGCTCCCAACTAGGGAACTTTTTAATCAGCTGTTTAAGGTGAAGCATACCTATTAATTATAGCTAATTATAATTTATTTCTTAGCTTAAGTCAATAAATAATTTATAAAAATTTGAAATTAAAATAAATTCATTCAAATTAGTATCAATTAATACTATATTAAATATATCATCATACTCAAAATCTTATTATCAGCTCACTTAACAAATACACATCGTAGCAAATCATTCCTTACAAACCAAAATATAACATATTCGCATAAAAAATAAATAGTTAATGCTAATTACAGAATCATCTGATAAATCAAATATCATAATGGCAAATTATCTGCTTAAATGAATCATGTATCAGACAGAATATTTTCCATACTGAGTCTATCGCTCTATCAACATCAACCTATGTAAAAATTTAATTTTACTGATGGACCAAGCAAATCATTCTGATATATCAAAATTCGAATCCATAGCAGATTTATGCAAAGGAAATTTTAACAGACTTACATATCAACAGATACAAACAGTATCCAGATATACCCCAAACCGGCCTGTTATATCTCAAAATGTGGGTAATCCTTACTTTTTTTCCAGTCACCACCCCACTTAATTTTCACACCCAATTCAGCAGCGGCTTGTTTCATGGCTGCAGCAATCATGTGGAATTTTTTTAAATCATTCCAATCAACCGGATAAGGAATCAAATCTATCGCCTTACCAGTAATATGTTTACTTGCAAATGGATTATTTAACCATGTTACCTTACTCAAGCTTGGCTGTGCATATTTGACAGGCACCCCTTTCAGGCTACATTGCTGCTCTGTGCGCCCTTTGCCATAATTAATACAACACTGTTCACGCGTGCGCACACCTTCAGTGACCATAAAATCCTGATCAGTCAGCTCAATTGCCCGTTTCACTACCTTAACCAGACCAGCATCTACCCCATATAAACGTTGCAATGATCGATTACTCAATTTATACATTTTTATTGTCCAAGAAAAGCAGCCCTCAGGCTGCCAGATACTTACTCATAATTATTTTTTTGTTGACTCATTACTATCAACAAACCGCTCTGCTTTTTTACTTACAATATTAATTATGCGCTGTGCCAGTGTTGGTGCAGCAGCCTTAAACGCATCCAGAAATGACGTTGTTGACATACCTGCAAATACGCCGACACCAGCAAAAAGCCATGGACGGTTTTGCGGGAAAAAATAATCAGTTACTGCAGCAGCCAATATCATTCCCAATAAGACAAACAAAATTGTCATAAACCAGCCATAGCGTTTGTAATCGGTAACCAGTAAAGAACCAGCCAGCCCACCCATTAGCGCAAATAAAATACAGACCGAAAAAGCATCTTTTACTAACTCCATACTTTATCGTCCTTTATGTTTAAAATCTTCAACCCGTTTTGTATAGTTGATCAGATTACGTCCCGCCAGCGCACACACCACGGTTAACACAGGATAAGTAGTCATACCTGTTGTCAAAGGTGGATATGATGCCCAGAACGTAGCGGATATTACGGCCCATATCAGCGCAGATAAAATCAGTAAATAGCCAGAAAGTACGCTACAACGATTTGATTTAAATATCGCTATAATTAACTGTAACAATGCTACCCCAATCAATAATACCGCCAAAGTATACGGATGTAATAACAGAAAACCTTTATATAGTTTCAGATTAAAAACCTCACTGCCACCCAATAAAAATACACCGGCAAAACCTATCATAATCAGTGCACTTGTAACGGTAATCACACGTGTACCTGTATAAAATAACCATTTTTGTAATTTATCCGGCAAAAATCTTAAATCCAAAAGTGAATGAAGTAACTTTAATACCAATTCCACATTTTTCATAAATCAACCATTTAACCCTCAAAAACAAAAAAACTGGCTAAAAACCAGTTTTAATACTTATCAATATTAGAATATTCATTTTTAGTACACTTTTTCAAACTTGATATCTGAATTTTCCTTTCATTTCTTGTCTGGATAATAATTATTTTTTTTACTAAATAATCATTATCAAATAACATAATCTTTTATATTTAACTATAATAACTTGAGTATATTCATAGTTAAATTGAAGAAGCATAATAGCCATACCATCAAGCATTCTGATTTTAGATGCGTTCACAGTATGGCTAGAGCTCAAAAAAACCATTTTCTGAGTTAATCAGATTACATCAACTTAGCCAGATAAGTGCGTGCCGAATCCTTGGCTTCAGATTCAGGCATTTTTTCGAACAATGGCATAAAGGCCTTATGACATTTATTAAATATCTGATCCATTTCATATGCAAATTCATGAATTTGCGCTTCATACTTGCTACCGAGAATACGAAAAGCCGGAAATAAATGCTCATACATCAGACGCATCTTTTGGGAACAGGCAAATGATTCGTACAGATTAACCAGCGCGGTAGACGGAACCTTAAGCTCATCATTGCACGTTTTATTTGATTCCGAGCAGCTTATGCTGGCTTTTTTAACTGCAACGCGGCTTAACAGACAAATAATATCTACAAATTTAGATGAAGGTACTTTCTCATAACTTACACCAAAGCGTGTTTGCACAGCCTGCCATAAAGTCATCGCCAGCTCAGCCTGTTTTTCTTTAGCAACAGCTAAAACAAGCTGTCTATGTAAAGCCTTGATAATAGAAATCTGGTTAGGTAGTAAACTCGGACAATCTTTTTTATCAACTATTTCTGCACCACAATGCGTTTTATTGATAGTTCGTGGCTTGTGCCAGTGAGCCTGAATAGTCTCAGCACATTCATTCTGATAAGCTAGTACCAGTTCTTTCAGGCTATCTTTAACTTTTTTGGGATTGATACTCTGTAGCCAATTGGTCAGTTTCTTTAAAGGAATCACCAAAATTTTTTTAGTGCCGTTTTTAACTGGGATAGACAAAAATCCACATCCATATTTTTGATAGCACCCCCTTAATTTGCGGTGCTGAGTTGACCAGTCCAGACCAATACCGTTAACAACTGATTTCATGCATACGTAAATTGTATTTTTAACTTTAACTGTAGCGAGGCTACTCCCTAAAAAAGAAACAAATGTGATACTATTATTCATTCAAAACTCCTAATTTTAACCTTGGGATTTTTGTTTACCTAATACCTCAAAGGTGGCAGCCTTTGAGGTATTACCATTTCAGATACTAAAATTGTTAAATATATTTACAATTTTTATTTTTACCTTATATCAATTAATCGTTAATTTAAGTTTAGTTTGTTTACAAATACTTTCAGTTAAATAAGTGATAGTTTTGACCCTATATCATTTCGGGTAATATACTCTTAAGTGGTTATCCGCTATAGCCATATCTGGCTATATTAAAATTTATAAAAGATAATTACAAGTATTTTATGGCTATTTATGACCTTTTTCTTTTCATTTAGACATTAAATTTTATTTCTTAACATCTTATTTTTTATCATGAAATTCGCATATCAACTCAAAGCAGCCAGACTGGCAGCCGGACTTTCTCAAAAAGAACTAGCCCAGAAAACCAGTATCACCCCATCTCTGATATCCAGATATGAGCTGGGCAAAGTAATCCCCAGATTAGAGACTGTTAATAAAATTATGAAAATACTTAATTTTAAACAAACTGATTCCATATCCAATATCTATGAAAATGATGATGCTTTTATTAATATTCCTCCCCTGCTTAATCAAAGTATCTCGCTAGTAACTACACAATTATCTATTTCCAAAACAGATTTAAAGCTACGCAATTTGCAGATAGATAATCTAATTTGTGCCACCATGAGTGGCAATTCCATGCAAAATCTATTAAACGATGGTGATAAATTCATCATTGATATTTCCCAGAAAAGTCTGATTGATGGCAAAATCTATGCATTCAATCAGGGAGAATTATTTAGAATCAAAATTCTGCAAAATTTACCAAATCAGCAAATACGATTAAAAAGCTATAACAATTATGAATACCCAGATGAAATAGTAGCCATAAGTGATATTGAACTTATAGGTCGAATCGTTTACAAAACGGGATTTTTATAAATACATTAATACCAATCAATAATTTTAGCAGTCTTTACTTTATTGCCAATGATTAGCTGGATACTGAATCAGATATCTAGTTCAATATTTATAAATTCCTACTTTAAATTCAATCATAAACAATCATTAATCATGCTACGTTAAATAATACCTTTATGATAATTGATGCCTAAATCAGGTAAGCAACTAAATTTAAACTCACATCCGGCAATATTTACTACTGGAGTTTGTTTGTGAATTTCACTATTTAATATATGAATAAACATATGTGCTTTAAAACCCTAATCTCAAATTTTCAATTAAAATAAATCACATGTCTCATGCTATTGTCAGTAGAAAGTTTCCTACCTTATTATTAACCCGTAATCAGGTCAGAACCGAATCACCTGCTTACAAAACACATCATATCATTAAATTTTAGTAAAATAAAGTTAATTTAACAACACACTTATTGGGTGTTTTTTGTAATGTTGAGTGGAATTTAATATAAAACCGATTTCTTTAATAGAAACCGGTTTAAAAAATAGTTAATTACTTCAGACATATAAATGATTGGTAGTATTAACATGCTCAAAATACCCAAGACGCAAAAAAGCTCCCTTTCGGGAACTTTATTTATCAGCTGTTTAAGGTTAAGCATACCTGTGATGTTTTACATATTATAAAGTGTGTAGATAATGTGTCAAGAGGTATAACGAAAATATTTTTCAAACTTAGGCTGAAGTTTCATTTCTTGCCAGAAAAGCCACAGACTTTGTTCAATAGCCTGATTCCAGTCTTTACTAGAATAGCGCCTGCGCTGGTTGCGTTTAACAATATTTTGATTCTGACGTTTATATAACGGACTGATTTTGCAATACTTGCTTGATAATGTAGAAAATGCTTCACGATTTTTATGAAATAGGTTTCCCAGTGTGATTTTTACCATATCATATACCTCTGGCTGATAGCTCGGATAAAGTGGCTGTTGAGTATTACTGGCTGGCTTTGTAGCTTGGTATTTCCATTCAATACTGCGACAATGCCCTTTTTTAATGGTATCTCTCATACAGTATTCATATGCACGCAATACAGTTTCTGCCAGATCAACTTCTATTTTATAATTCGTCATAAATACACCTTAACAAAGTGATGTACTAAAAATCATTAAGTTATACTTAACACATAATGCAGTATTTGACCTAATTTGGATTTATCTCCAGTTCATTACTGCCTTAGACACATAATGAAATCAGATTTCCATTTAACAAAAATTTAATAAGTTCATAAATTTCTCTATTCTTTGATTTCTATGATTTATTTTGAATAAATCTTTTAACAGTTATCATATTACAGCTTTATATCTATTACAATTTGCCTTATAAAATAGGTATTAATTAACTGAAAATTATGTTTATTAATTGAAATAAGCGTAATAATAATCCATTAACTAATATAATGCAATTCATTGCCTAATTATATACACACTAAATATGATTAGGCAAAAACTAAGGAAGATTATGTATACGGGCAAAAAATTAGGTGAAGCAATCAAATCTGCAATCGAGCTCAAAGGCGTACGCAAAGCTGATGTTGCTCGCGCTTTCTCAATTAAACCACCTTCTGTAACCAGTTGGATTCAGACTGGTCGTGTAGATAAAGCACATATTGACAAGCTGGTCTCATATTTCGCTGACGTGGTAACGCCAGAACATTTTGGTATTGGTTCATTTGAAACTAATGAAATTTTGTTTAATGGCTACAAAGTGCCTTTGCTATCGTGGATAGATGCAGTAAAAGAGTCAGACCATGATACTTTAGCTGCAATTAGCAATATCTGGGTACCAACCTTACGTAAGCCGGGAGTACAGACATTTGCACTGGAAGTTAAAGGCGATAGTATGGAACCTGAATTTACGGCAGGTGACAAAATTATTGTTGAGCCGCAACAACCTGTAGTGCATGGCTGTTTTGTTGTAGTACGTGAAAATAACGCCGAGGCCATGTTCAAGCAATACATTAATGATGGCAGCTACCACTATTTAAAACCGTTGAATAACCGCTATCCGATTATAAAAATGTCCGAACACTTTCAAATATGCGGTGTGGTGGTAGAAAAATTTAAAATATATATTTAA